ATACGGCCTGCCGGTTGGCACGCCTGTTTCTGAGGATCGTGTGCGCCAGCGCTTTAATCTCGATATCGCTGTGACGATTGAGGATTGTGTGCGGATATGCGGAATTTTCGATATCAACTTTAATGAGCTGGACGAGCGTTACCCTGACGCGGCTCTGGCGCTTTGCAATATGTGCTTTCAGCTCGGATACCCGAGATGCTCGAAATTCGTAAAGATGTGGGCGGCAGTATCTGAGGCGATGGAAGACCCGAAAGCGTGGCTGACAGTCGCCGCCGAGGCAGAGGACAGCCGCTGGTTTGACCAAACGCCTAACAGAGCAAAGCGAATTACAGCAAGATTTAGGGCGCTGGCAGATGGCTAAGGTTCTGCTTGAGTACAAAATTATACCTCGGTTAATGATATTCACAATGACGGTGGTTTATGTGCGCTGCATTGAGTGGGCGCTGGCTATGCCAGACTTGTCGACACAACAGGCCAGCCTGATTAGCGTGGTTACCGGGGCTATGACTGGTAGCCTAGCCGTGTTTTTAAACTCGGAGGCGAAGAAATGATTGAAGCTTTGATCGCGCCAGTGACAGGATTGCTGGACAAATTTATCGAAGACAAAGACCAGAAGAATAAACTGGCGCATGAACTCGCCACAATGGCCGACAGGCACGCGCAAGAGCTTGCCAAGGGTCAACTGGAGATCAACAAGGCTGAGGCGTCTCACAGGTCAATTTTCGTGGCTGGGTGGCGTCCCTTCGTTGGATGGACGTGCGGCGTCGCCCTGTGCTGGCACTTCGTTCTTGCGCCCTTTGTTATTTTCGCCAGCGCCTATGCTGGTGTGGCTCTGCCTGACTTGCCGACTTTTGACATGTCGTCGCTTTTAACTGTTTTGATGGGTATGCTTGGCCTCGGCGGCTTGCGTAGTTTTGAAAAGGTCAAAGGCCTAACGAAATAAGGGGGCTTTCGCCCCCTTGCTTCACTTATATAGATATTGATAGTCAAACCTGTCAGCGGTCTGCATATCCTCAAAGACGACGTTGTAGCTTTCATCGTCGATGCGCTCGACCCGCCTGACCAAGGCTGTCACCAGCCTGCCCTTGGGGCCAGTCACGCTGACTAGGTCGTCGGGTTTTAGGTGTTCTGTCTGCATGTCATCCTCCTACAAAAGTTTAAACGCTCTGGCTTTTCCGGCCACCTTCTCAGCCGCGCCACGCTCGACCAGTCCGGCCATCAGCCGGTGTACTTGGCTAAAGCTCTTGCCGGTCTTTTGCGACAGCTCATTGATAGTCGGCGTGTAGCCATACCGGCGGGTCATGCGGTCAATCAGAACCCGCAACTCCGCCTGAGCCTTTGTCAGCGGCACATCAATCATCACGCGCCTCCTTTATCGTCAGCGTGCCTTGCCGGACAGTCCGTGCGGGCTTGGCCGGTGTCGTCTTGGCCGGTTGCGCCTTGAAGTTGCGCATTGGCCACTTCACATAATAAGAGCGATTGCCGACCATCCCAACCGCCTCATCGTGGCTGCCCATACGTTCTTTCAGCATAGCCTCGGCTTCGTCGATGTCGCCCTCAGCGGCTCGCTTTGCGTCCTTGGCGTTGACAAGTTGCGCCAGCCAGTCGTTGTCTTCGCCCTCTAACGTGATTGGCGGCGCACCGTCATCGACACGAGGATATGCAGTATTGCCGTCAGCGCTGGACTGTATCGGATACCAGTCAACGTCAAACTTGCGTCGCTCAAACTCCTCGATTTCGTCCGTGATGCGCGACTGAGTTGCGGCGTTGGCTTGATACAAGAAGATGCGTAGCTCCACACCGCCGTATAAGACGCACACAGCGCCCCACGTTAGTTTGGTGGCCATCAATTGCCCCTGCAACTGTAGCGGCCCCCTGTGAGGCGCTGGGCGGTCTTCTGGCTTGCTGCTAGTGAGCTTGCTCTCTAGCACGCCGACGCCGTCAACCCAGACAGGGCCGTCAACGCAATAGATGCCCTTGGCTGGGTCTGTGGTGACTTCATGACCCAGCCCGCCGTCAGCGGTGCCGTCAAGCGACACGGCGAATGGTAGCGTGTCGTGAAAGATGGCGTCGTGTTCTAGCTGGAGGTCAGTCAGGTTAAGCCGTTCAGCGGCGGTGGTGAGGATGACGCCCTCCAAGGCGTCACCCCAATCGCAGGCTTCGTTGCCGTTGAATGGATTTGGGTTTGGCTTGCCTTCGATCGAGGCTAGTGCCTCAGCCAGCAAGTCGTTTGGCGTGCCGTAGGGCGACGCGTTAAGCAACAACGGTATGCGTGATGCGGTGACGATGTCGTCGGGTGTCTTTTTACCGACCATTTTTATTTCTCCTGTTTGACAAGGCCTCATAAGTTTCGGGGCAAGCATCAGACGGACTTAATTCGATCAATATCGGTAAATCACGAGATATAGCTTGGTATGCGGCTGTACTGAGGGCAGTAGTTTTGCTTGCGTGATACCATCTGCCAATTTCTCCATCATCAGTAATCGCTGTGACGAGCCAAGGCATTTCATCGCTTTCAACTTCAATAATCAAAACTGCATTAGTAAATGCGCCGGTGCTTGCGTCCTTGCTCGGAACTGGGCGATACTCTTTTGCGAGATTTAGAACTACGTTTTTCATTAGTTTGCTCCTTGGGCTTTTAGGCGTTCAACTTTTGATCTCCAGATGCCAACGCGACGGTTGGCAACATTTATTCTTTTTGTGAAGTGGCGATGGGCAACTCTGAGGATAGCTTTTTCTTCCATTAGCTCTGCCTCTAACTGATTGGCGTGATCGTGCCACTCATCCGCCTGTTTCTTTATTGCGTTGATGCGGTCAGCCATTTTCCTGTTATGCGCCTCAGACTGAGCCACCACGTCACGCAACGCAGTCAGCGTCTGGATAAGGTCAGCGCATACGCGCTCACCGTTCATAATTTTTTCATCCATATCCTTGATGATTTTAAGATGTTTAGTTGTGTCCATTAGTTAGTCTCCCAAGTTGGTGGTGTATGATTAGCCCCATAAAAATCCTCAGGCATACTGTTATGCTTCTGCCTGTTTTCTGAGGCCGGTATGATTTGCAAATTCCACGGCACATGAAGCCCGCAAATGTTTTCGCCTTGCAGCGGGTAATAATGGTCTACTTCATGCGGGATGCCTGTCTTATCTGTAAGAGCATCACGCTTTTTATAGAAGAAAATAAACTCCTTCGATGACACACACGACAGAGTGTGCATCTTTTTCTTCATTTGATAGTGAATAGTAAGCGCACAATATTTTGATTTATTTTTTTTATAATATTCATACTGCCTATCCCTTATCTTCCCAGAGCGCCAATCTTTTTTGCGCTTTTTGGCAATAGCTTTTTTATTGTTGTGGTAGTAAAGCAAAGACCTAGCGTTATCAGCCTTTTTATATTCTGGGTTTTTTCGCTTCTCCGTTATCCTAGCAAGACCTGCATCGTTTTGACATTTGACGCACATACCTTCTTTTACTCGCCTATTAGATATGTGTCCGTGTGTGCAGGGGTATTCTGGGTCGTAAACGCTAAAGCCAGCGCGATCAGCGGAAAACCTGTTTTCAACGGCGCGTAATGCCTGATCCCAAGAGGGCTGTGCGTCGCATTTTTTGTAAGCGTTTATAAAAGATAAAATTCTATGCTGGAGGGGATGCCTGTTTTCTTCTTGGCGCTTCTTCTCAGAATATTTTGCGCCAACAACCCTTCTGCACTCAAGGCACAGCCCATTGCTGCAATAACGCTCGCAAACGTGACCGTTACAGCAAGGATCGCCAGTAAAAAACTTTTTCAACCCCTGCTCAATCGCCTCTTGGCGTGTGATAATATCCATCAGTTTGCTCCCCCTTGTTTGGTTAAAAATTGCAGGCACTTCATTAGTGGCGAAAATGGATCAGTGCGGCCATACACCAACCGCCCAGATAATAACGGTTCGTCATAATGGTGATCGCCCTCACGCGCCAATCGCCAGCAACTGTCTGGGCTTCCATCGACTTGGTTATATTTTTGGTGTAAGTGATAGCTTTGCAAAACCTTGTTATCGTGATTAACGACATCAATGGCAAACCCCCAAAGCTCCGCGCTTGAACGGATGTTAAACGACACATCTGTGCTAGGGAACATAAACATATCACTGCCCCCCAAAACGAGCCATCAAATACCAGAAATTCCAGTCTGTGATTGCGTTAGTAAAAAACGTGATTACAAATGCTGTCACAAACAGCATCCCAATTGTGTCTTTAATCATGTTACCCTCTCCCATATTTTGATGGTCTATCCAGACGTGCGTCAGGCGTCTTTGGTGCCAACGCCGTCCAGCCATTGACGTGCAGACGGTACGCGCTACACACAACCTCACCGCCGACCCAAGATTCGCCACGCGATATGTGCGTGATGAGGCTCTTGTTATCGGTGCGTTTACAAGCCAACGCGATTGCGTCATACCTGTCGAAAATTGGACCAGTTACAACTGGACGCGTGAACGGATGGCTCACAACGTACCAAAGCTTGACGCGGTCTGATCTGATCTGTTTCATGCTGATCTCCCTTTCTATTTAAGCATGTCGCCAAACAGGCGTTCTACATGCGGGCAACGAGGTGTCGGCTTATTCACATGCCCCCACCACTCAAGGTCGGCGGGCGTCGCGTCGCGCATGAACGTCTTGCCGGTTTCGTTGTCCACATATATCAACTCCTTGTGGCCATCCTCAAACTCGACAATTTCCTGACGATGAAAAACCATATCAATCTCCCTTGGTTGGGCGGGGCTGTTAAGCCGCCGCCTGTCTGATTTCGTTGAATGTGTCAAAGTTGATTGCGATAGCAATCATAGGCAAAAAGCCTTTGCGGGGGTCTGTCATCGTGTCGTATTCGTCAGTGATTAAAGCGCCCTTTTGGATAAGGCTTGAAACCACACCGCGATAAACTTTCGGGTCAAGATTATTTTTAGAGAAGATTGTGCCGCATTGACCCGACCCATCAGTGGTCAACTCAAAAGTGTCAATGTGCGGTGAGTTGTCATCATCTTCAGTATCCCATTTTGCGCCGTGGTTGTCGGCAAGGATGTTCAAGATTTTCATTTCATTTTCAGTAAAGTTAGTCATTTGGTAATCTCCCTGATTTCCCGTGTTTATCCCTCTTACCTATTATATATAGGGATGCTATTTACATATGACAAGACTAATATTGCATTATTATTAAATTAATTGCAGAAAAATAGCACTATGCCTTTAATCGCCCAAATTTGCCCGCTGACGGCATGTAGGTGTTTTGGGGCATAAGCGTACCAAAAAGAAGCCAGAAGCGTTTTTTGCTTCCAGCAACGATCACAGAAGGGTCATAAAATGAGCGAAGTTAAACCAGTTTTGTTGAGGCTCAGAGCCTCGACTATAGAAATGCTAAAAGCCGAGCTGGCTGTGTCGGCTCATAGGTCACAGTCGTCGCTTGCCGACGAGCTGTTGGTCAGGCAGTTGGAGAGCAATGTGCGGC